TATTAGCATCGACCTTTAACTTCTCTTTCTTAGCATCCAAGACCATTTCGGTCTTATCTATTTCTACCTGCTGTGCGGCTACAGCTACATCGGCCATGTCTTTTTGGGCCTTCCGCAATAAATCTGCTTGCTGTAGTTGGGAATCAGCTTGGTCTTTTTTAGCCTTACGGTCCACTTCAGCCTTCTTGGCTGCCACTTCTTCTCTACGGAGTTGTAGTATCGGGTCTTGTGCCTGTTGCTCTGCCTGTTTCTGTGCCTGTTGTTGCTGGTGTGCCTGTGTAAGTTGTTTCCCTGCTTCAGCGACAAGGCTAGCAAGATTGACTTCAACTTCTTCCGATAGGGGTTCATTAGGCGGCGGCAACGGTACGCCAAGGCGCTCCTCAATCTGTTTACGATAACTAAACCCTAGATGTTCAGCAATATGGGCCTGTAATGAAGCCATAATCTGCTGTGCTTGAGGATTCTGCCCGATTGCCTGTGCGATCATCGGGTCCTGCATAAACGAAGTATGAGTAGTAATATGAGCGTCATGGTCCTGATATATGAACGCCCGCATGGGTTTTCCAACCAACGCAGCCATATTCTCACTAACAGGATCAGTGGGGTTAATATCATCCTTAACAGGAACCAATTTATCGGCGTTCTTTACCCCTAATACATCAATCATCTGCCTATGGAGCTGTGGCAAATCATATATCTGCGGTGCAGACTGCGCCATCTGTAATACAGCCTGATACTGTACTACACGCTGGGCCATAGTAGAACTGTTCGGATCACTTACAGGAATAACATCGACTGTATCGTAATCAGCTCTACGCGCACCCATTTCCCCACGAAGAGGTTTGTAGTCGTACTCTTCAGGCGCATATTCCGACATTATATCCTTGAGGAGCTTAAACTCCTGCTTCATGGCATAGTGGACACGGGCCTGAACCGCTGCCATAGGCTTCAATGTACGTTCAAGTAGGGCTAATGTAGTCCCCACAGGGGCATTAGCAGACATATCAGAGATGTTCATATCACTGATAGCGCCCAACCTACGACCTTCTTGGGTTATCTGATTAAGAAGTTGTAATAGTGTCTGACTAGGTTCCTTGTATGGGAGAGGCAGAATATTATCGCGTATAGAGCCGCTGGGTACGTCTACATCACGGAACTCACCCGGCTCAATAGGAGTGTCATCCCCTTTAATACGTAGCCCACGCGATTTGATACCACCGGGAAGGTTTGCCAGAGTTCCAGAATCTACTAATTGACGTATAATGGATGTACCGGCTTTGGCATAACCCCCGATGATATGGATAAGCCCGAGCCCATAAAATCCAAACCCCGGCACATATACATAATGTACGAAATGTTGACGTTTGAGCATAAGCTCATCGTCTGGGTCCCAGTTTCGACGTATAGCCAAAACTTCGGAGGTACCCCGCTCTATAGTAATGACATAGGGTTTAGCGATTTCATCGTCAGAATCATCAAAACCTTCTATGATAATATCAGCGTGTACCTCATACATCGTATATCGGTCGTCATCCGTTACCGAATAACCATCTTCTTCTGCCTTACGTTCCTCTATATCTGTATGGAACGGCCTAGGGTCTCCAATATCTGCATCCCTGTAGAACCCGTTGGCTTGCAATTTCTTTAGATCGTTCTTGGTCTTACGCATGATGTGCGTAACACGTTCCGCGCTCTCTATATGAGATGCCCCATAAGGAACAATCACATCTTCGGCGGGAATATAAACCGCTGTCTGTCGTCCTATATTCGGATCGTAATACACCTTCTTAAAGGCGGAACCAGAAAGTCCTAAACTGTATAAAAGACGTTCATGCTCGGGACGATACTCCACCATACGTTCGGTGAGTTCATAGTTCATATCGGCCTTTACACGGGCCGCTGCTTCTTCCTTGTCCTTGGTTTCTTCTCCCAGAACCTTTGTTTTAACCGGACCTGCTGCGGGGAAAGTCTCACTCATCGTCTCCGCTTGGAACCGTATAGCTGCCTCGGATAGTACGGTAGAATAGACGCCACACGCGCCCTCCCACGGATCACTACGCTCTTCGTGCTTAAACCCTAATACGTCAAGACCCTTAACAAAGGTATCCGCCCAATCCTTGCGACTATCTACATCAGCATCGACTAATCCAATAACCTCATCTGCCAACTTTCGAAGTTCGTCTTCTTCCATATCTTCGGCAAGATTGGCGTCAAACTCTCCATCCTCACCAGCGCCACTATCAGGAACAAGCGTTATCTCTACGCTACCATCATCAAGCGTCACCATCTTGGGATCGACAATCTCAATCTCAAGATCAACTTCAGCCCCTTGCCCCTGCATATTCTCTGGTAGGGGGCTTAATGCCCGTTCAATAGCCATAATCTAATCCCTTGGCTTCATTATGTTCTGTATACGATCACTAACATCGGAGTGATCCAATAGTCCCCATATCCTCTTTAAGTCTTCCCAATCTTCCTCTAACGTTTTTTCTTCTGGAGGGGCGGTAAGAACTTGCCCCGGATGAATCAGGTCACGGTTTTCACCCAACCCACCTAAATCCTCGACACGAACCCCTAACTCTCTAGCTATCTCCGCTGCGGTATCACCGGCCTGAACAGTATGTTCTCTATCCGGGCCTTCCGGGCCTAACCCTACCATACTACCAACTACATCAACCGTCTGCCCAATTTTACGCCGACGTTCCGCTTTTGGTAACTTATCGGCGTACTCATATGCCTTAATAATGCTCTCAATATTCCCTAACTCTTTATCCCCTGCTTTTTCTAACTGTTCAACTACACCAGCACCGCCCGACTCAATTTCCAAACTAGAAGGGTAACCAGCGCTATTAAATTCGTGGCTTCCATATTGAATATTATTAATATTTTGGGAAGGATCGTTAAACACCTCTGTTGTACGAAATCCAGTAGCCTCAAGAAATTTACCTACGTTTGCAGAGTCAACTCCTTTGTCTAATAATGCTTTCTTTAACCCGCCCCTATTCTTAGCTAATTCAATAGCTGCATCAGCGTTGGCTATTTGTTTGGCGGTTAATTCGTTGTTTTTCTCCCGCCCGATACTCCATATTCTACCATCGTCTATTGGTTCGTACTGGCCTGAAGCAAATATAAAAGAATCCAAAGACTTTTTATTAGGCGCTCTAGAGTATTTACCTGATTTACGAAACGTAAGGGGGGATATAGCTTTCCCAGAATATCTATCACCCCCAATATTATCTGGGCTACCAATCCCTTCACCACCGGTAACCAAAGCTACACGATTAAAAAGAGAGTTCGCGACAAGTGCCTGACCGAGTAACCCTTCCCCTTCCGCTTCAGCCAAAACAAGCCTACGGAGTAAATCTTTACCTCTAGGGGGTGCCTTCTTCGTTGCCATACTAATAGTATCCGCCTTGGCGATATTTGAAGAACCTAGGCTCTTCGGGTTCATCTGTAGGTAACCGTATAAATCCGCCTTGGCGGAAACGCATAAGAGCCATAATGGTAGAGTCAACCAAATCATCATGACTCATGAACGGAAACCCAGCTATTTCTTCTACAACTTCCTCGGCCCAACGCGTTGTTGGTACCCATACTAGTCCAGATGATACAATATCAGAAACAGAATTTAATCGAGCCAACTTATCTCCTGATCCCCGATGAGGGGTATACTCTTGTACAGGTAGCCCCATCCTACGCATTTCCTGATACAGCGCGGTACCGGAACTCTTCTTCTCAACAATAAAAGCGTCAGGGTCCCAACTTGAATATTCTTCCATAGCTAACTCTTTTAGCTCAGGAAATTCCAAACGCTTCTTTATACTGTTTAACAGAATTATATTATGTGCGCCAGTGTGTTCGTTTAAGAACACGCCCCACGTTGTGAGTGCGGTAAAATCAGCTCGGTTGTGTGATTCTGCTGCCGCATCCAACGACATTATGATATACTCACATAGTGGCGGAGCCTCGTCTCCCCACGACTGCCACCATTCACGTTTTACTATAGACGCCTCTTCCGCGGTGGGTTCTTGCTGGTATTGAGCATTCCACTGGAAAGTAGGCATTGAAGCCTTGGTACGATGAAGCGCATTAAGATCGAAGAATTCAGGCCACAACGGTTTTTCCGTATACCCGGACCCCTTTTTCCTAGGTACTTCCAGAATTGCCGGAAACTCCACTATTTCATATTGGTCGGCTTTATCGTTCTGGGACATATCGATTACAACCCGCCCAGTCAGGTCGTCCATATGCCACCGCGTTTGAATTATCGCTACACTACCGCCGGGCATCAGCCGTGTGCGAGCGCCGTAAGTGAACCAATCATAGGCTTTTGCAAATACGTCGAAGTTTCCATTTATAACGTCTTGTTCTGAATGAGGATCGTCGATAAGAAGTAAGTCGGCTCCGCGGCCAGCTATAGAAGAACCAATACCACAT